TTTCATTGCGGTTAACCAACCACCATAGTTATCGATTCCTCTATCGAAATACATATCATAGTCTGCGTGTCTCAAAGGTGGTCCTAATCTATTCTTGACAATCTGTGCTCTACACTTCATACCAAGGACATTCTTTTTAGTGTCTTTGATTTGACCCATATTCTTTAGTCTGATTCGTGTTGATGCGTGGAATGGTAATGCTTTTCCACCACTTGTTGTCCAAGGGTCTCCGAACATTACTCCGAGTTTTTGTCTTAATTGATTAGTGAATACCAAAGCTACATTATGTTTTCCAATCATTTGAGTGATTTTTCTCATAGCTTTTGATATAATGATTGCCTTTGAAGTTGCCCAACCATCTTTGTCGTAGTCGGCTTCCATTTCAACTTTCGTTGATGCGGCTGCCAATGAGTCAACCAATATCGTTACACATCTATCTTTATCAGATGACCTGACTTGTGTTACGATTTCTTCGATTGCCTCAAAGATTTCTTCTACGGTTTCTAAATGTAAATATAACATCTTATTTAAATCTAAACCAATGACTTCCATAAACTCTTGACTGACTGATGTTTCAGTATCTATATAAACTGCTACTCCGTCTTTCTTTTGAGTTTCTGCTAAGATGTGTGCACCAAGTAGAGATTTACCACTTGATTCTAATCCATTGATTTCTGTAATTCTACCAACTGCGATACCTCCATCTGGTCTATTTGATATAGCCAAATCTAATGTGGAACTACCCGTTGAGATAAATTCCCTAATATCTGTTGGTGTGGTATCACTTCCGTCTAAGAAGTATGCCACTTTGTTTGTGTCTTTGAATTTTTTATTCAAAGAGTCGGCTAATGTTTTAGCCAATACATCAGTTACTGACATTCTTTTACTCCGTTTTAAATGGGGATTGATTGTTCAACCCCCATATTGTGTTATTATTTACGAATTGAATAATTCATCAAAAGCTTCTGAAGTGTCTTTCACTTTAGAAGTTCCTAAGTCAGAAGTTGAAACACTTTCTTGTTTCACTTCTTCTGTTGAGTCTTCATTTGGATTTAACCATTCGTTTAGAACATTGGTTAAGTCGTCATAAGACTGCTCTTGATAAATTTCAGTAATGTCTTTTTGTGATGTCTTGACTTTTTCAAGCACTGCTGGTTCGTCAGAGATTGGTGTTTGATTAGGTTTCACTCTAATGTTTGTTTTAGGGAAACTTGCTCCACTTTCTTCTGCCGAGATGAACTCAACCACTACATCACGACCATTAACTGCGTCTGTTATGTCACCATAATCTGGGTCAGCTATGATTGATAGTAGTTCTTGGTAAACCGTTTTACCGAATCCCCAAAATTTAACACCTTGTGATTCTTCACCTCTAACGATAACTGGTGCAAAGGTTCTCATCTTTGCTTCCAATTTCTTAGACAATTGATAATCTTCTTTATTACCACTTGCTTTGAGTTTCTGTGCGAATTCTTCAATTGGGTCTGGACGACCAAAACTGATTGGTGATAAATAAGAACGATTGTTCAGATTGTAGTGAAAGAATAATTCAATGAAAGGATTATCTTTATTGAATGCGTAAGGCACTATACGAATTTGGGTTTTGCCAGGTTGTGGCTTCCATAAACTTGATGTGCGATTGTTTGTGGTCTGTAATTGACCGAGACGTTTGCGAATTGCATTTAAGTCCATTTGTTATCTCCTATTTATTATTTTTTAATTGTCATTTGTTAATCAAGTATAACCTTGATACAATAATATATATCAACGAAATTCATAAAAACATACTTTTTTTTTATTTTTTTAAAGAAAAAGCCCCATTGTTTTTAAAGTTTGTATAAAAGGTGGAAACTAAAAATCGTTGGGGCTTTAAATGTTTGGAATTTTATTGGGGATGCGAGATTAATGATTACTCACAATTTCCGTCTTGGATTTTTTCATACTCTATACTTTGTATCTATCAGTTACGATAGTTCATCTCAAGGCGGTTATTCCTCATTGATGTGAATACAACTTCTATACAAATGCTTTATCTCTCCAAGTTTAGATTGTTCAGCCATTAAGTAGGATTTCAGTTTTACCCTTACCCACAATAGAGTCATAAGAATCATCTTATCTGTTTTACGGAAATACATTAGACAATATCTGTCGATATAGATAGTTAAAATATTTTCCAACTATCAAGTCACCACAACTTTGTCTGGATTACTTTATGGGCTTCGAATGTCTACCCATTTTTCAGTCAATCCCATAGAAACACCCGTCGGTGTTGCTACTTTCCAATTCCAAATTGTCAAAAAACTAATACTAAAACTACTTAGTATATTTATATATATTAAACAAAAATCCCAAAATGTATTTTTTTTGAGATTTTTTTAATTTTTCTAAGAAGTTTCTCTTTCAGACCAAGAACGAACTTCAGAAACGCTGTTTTGTATTTCAGCTTTCTTTTCAAAGAACTCTTTAAAATCTGCCCACTTCTTTGTATTAGCAAGTCTGGTAGATTTATTAGCCATAGTTTTGATTTTCTTAGATGTCAATGTTTTGTTTTTAAGTAAAGAACTCCTAAGTGCTTCCACATCAAGAGTCATTGTCATCTTATTCTTATGTCCTTTTACTTGTCCAACTACTTTTAGTATCATAGTTGAAACTCCTTTCGTTAAATTAAATAAAATAAAAAATTAAAATCTTCGGTAGTTCTCTCATCACCCCTTGACACCCAGTCGGCAACAAACCCCAAGTAATATTTCTAAAACAAGTATCTGATTTGATGTCTATCCTTCTGGCATATCGGAACAAACCACACAATGTTTCCAAAGTGATTCTGTTTGTTTTGTTTACCTAACCACCTGTCTTATCGCCGTTAACATCGCCCCGTTGGACACGATAAGATTTCCGTGATGAATTTACTACCAATTTTCAAAAAACTTACATAATAATATAAGAACAAAAAATGAAAAAGTCAAGTATTTTCTTAACTTTTTTTTCCTACATCAATTATCAAAAAACTTACACCTTAATATACTACAATGTATTGTAAAAGTCAAGCTTTTTATTTATTTTTTTCCCCAAACTGATGTATCTATGATTTGGAATATCTTTGTTGGTATTTTTTGTAAACCGATTTCGTTTGTGAGTAGTAGTGTATTGGAAAACTCATTCCAATCCACCATATAAGATTTGTCAAGAACTCCGTCGTTCTTTTCTCTGATAACTTCATTTAATGCATTGATTGTATATAAAGTATTACTTTGTTTTTTTCTGTGAAGTGATATGGTATCAATAATGTTTTCTTGATAGTCGGGTTGGTGTTCAACATTGTATGTGCAGATTAATTGATTTAATTCATTGATGTTTTGAAACACATATATCTTTTCATACAATACATCATTACACGTTACAACGATATCTACGACTTCGTTGAGTTTTTGTTTAGTGGTGAATGTGCATAGTAATTGAGTTCTCATTATGATTTCCTTTGAGCAGATTTTCTTTTTGAATATTTATTTTTAATACAACTTATCAAGTCATCACCTAAACCACCTGCTATTTTTTTAGCATCACCGGCACTTCTCCAAGTATCTTCTGCTAATGAATTGGTTTTCTCTCCGTCTTTACCTCTAATATTAACTGCGTTTGTATCGGCGTCAATTTTAAGGTTCTTCTCTAAATGTTCTTGTAAACCTTTTCTCCACTCTTTATTAGGTGGATTTGATTCCTCTGGATAACCTGAAAGTTCACCAAGACAACTTCTAAATTCTGCAGGTTTTAAATTATAACCACCTATGTTAATGCTTTTCTTTCCGTCTAAATTATCTATGTAAGTGTCCCAATGCATACCTGTCATAAAAGATTTTACATAACCTCTGACGTGTGGTCCGTTTTCTGTCTCACCTGTAATCTCATTAGTTTCAGGTGGATTTTTTTCGTGATATTTTTTATCTGCTTCAATGGCTGAACTAACAACTTTTTCGTGTGCTCGTTCCATAGCGGTTTTATAATCATCATTTAACTTACCTGCTTGTTGTAAATTTTCACTTTCTCTAATTTGTTTTAATTCTTCAGCTGTATAAACTCCATCACTTCTTTCTTCTATTTCTTTATAAATGTCCTCATCTGACATATCTGGATTTTGTTTTTTAATAGAATCAATCATCTTTACTTCAAACATATGTAATAATAAGTTCCTGATCAAAATGTTGTTTAAGACTTGAGCTTGCTGTCCCTCAGAATCTCCATATCTTGTATTATTAATAATTGTCGCAGTTATATACATAAATTGTCTCTTTGATTCTTCGTGAAAATTTAATACTTCACCTTCTTCTACTATTGTTTCTAATATAGTATTAACTATTTTTTGTCCTAATTCAAGATAATATTTGTGTGTAGCTAATCCAAAATGATACCAATTTTTATTTATAGGCTTATCTAATTCATAATTAATATCAATAGCAAGTTTTTGTTTCATTTCATCACTAAATTCATATAAATTTGTGATTTGTTCAGAATTTAATATTATTTCATCAATCAATTCTCCATTTATATCATAATGGAAATCAATAGTTCTGATGTCCATTAATTTATCAAGTATAGTTTTATGATAATCATCATTTTCATCATCTTTAAGTTTTGTTATAGGATCAGCATATACTTCTTCATTTTCATTTTTTAGTGTTGTTATAATAGTTTTTATTATATCATTTGCTAAACGTTTATCATATGCTATGTCATTATTATTAAGTGCGTTTTCATGATATTGATTATCTACTGGTTCTGCTACTGGTTCTGCTACTGGTTCTGCTACTGGTTCTGCTACTGGTTCTG